GTGCCGCGATCCTGGCCGCTATTGTCGGCATCCGGCAGCATGCGGAGGGCGCCACGCAATCGACCGTAGAGAACATGGTCAGCGGCAGCGCGACAGGTACTTATCAGAAGGTACTAAGCGATGGCACGTCGCGGACGACCCAGTTCCAGCAAGTGCAGCCGGGCACGATCAAAGACATCCCCAAGGGCATGGAATGGCTCGTCGGACCAATGGGCACGCTCAACAGCCCGGTCTACATCGAGGTGGGTCAGTACATCCTGCGGATCGTGGGCGGTATCTGGTCGATGCCGGAGTTTCTGATTACCGGGGATGCGTCGAACGCCAACTATGCTTCAACCCTCGTGGCCGAATCCCCCTTTGTAAAGTATTGCGAGGGCGAGCAGGGCGCTTACGCGAGCAGCTTTGAGCGGCTCATCTGGAAAGCGCTCGCCATGCTCTGCCGGATGAACCAGCTTGGCGGCTGCACCTGGCAGCAGATCGTAGCGATGCTGGAGATCAACGCCGAATACGCCAGCCCAGCCTCGCGCGACAAGCTGCAGCAGGCGCAGGCCAATCAGATACTCGTCGACGCCGGAGTAATGTCGAAGCGGACTTGGGCGAACGATAGCGGGCTGGATTACGACGAGGAGCAGCAGAACACGGCTACGGAGCCCAAGCCGGCGCCCAAGGTCGTTCAGGTGCCCGGCAGTCCGTTTGGCGGCGGACAGAAGCAGCTGCCATTCGGGAAAGACGAGGCCCGCACCGAATCGCTGGCTATCCGGGCGATGGACTTGTTACTGGAGCAATCGGCAGAGAGCTACAAAGAGTCAACCCCGCCTGTGCGTGAGGTAATTCGGGAGGTTGCGGTGCAGCCCGATAATGGGCAGTTAATCCGGGAGGCGATCGAAGCCATGAAATCCCAGCCGCAGCAGGTGGTCAATCACATCAACCCGCCCAAGATCGACGCGCCCATCCTGCAGGTGGACCTATCCAGCATGCCACCTCCGCAAGTTATCGTAAACGTCCCCGAGGGGCCTGCGCCGCAAGTGACGGTCGCGGCTCCTAACGTATCGGTAGGCTCCCCGGCGGTGACAGTGCAGGTGCCTGAGCCCGAAGACTTCGATCTAGAACCAGAGCGAGACGCGAGCGGCCTAATCAAGCGCGTGAAGCGCGTCCGCAAGAAAAAAGGAACGTAACACATGGCAGCAGGTGCATGGACATTTACCAACGGCGGACGCACGTCGCTGATTGACGGCACGTTTGACATCAACAGCGACACCTGGAAGTGCGCGCTGTTCCTGTCGACCTCGAATATTGGGGCGGCGAGCACAACCTATGCGGGTGTGACGAACGAGCACGCCAACAACAACGGCTACACGACCGGCGGGATTGCGGTCACGCTCACACTAGCGGGTACTACGACGGTCACGGTAGACATCCAAACCGATCCGGTCTGGACTGCCAGCGGCGGGTCGATTACGGCCCGCTTCGCTGTGATCTACGAGGTCAGCGGCAACGTGTTGTGTTACTGCCTATTGGACTCGACGCCCGCAGATGTTACGGCGACTGACGGCAACACCCTCACGGTCGCGGCCCATACCTCGGGAGTGTTTACCCTGGCATGATCCGCTGGCGACTGTACTACGGCGATGGAACGACGTTTTCAGATGAGGATGGCACCCCCGCATTTGCCCCGACCACCAATGTCATGTGTTGTGCTTGGTACGACGACGACAATCGGCGGCGGCTGGCCCACGCGGCCGACTACTACTGGTACGAGGACGGCCGCTGGTACGGCTCGGACCTATTCGGCTTATGGGATTACCTAGCCCGTCCCGGCTTTAAGATCGTGAAGTTTGGCCGCATGATTGGCGACTTGCAGTTTCGCGACGTCATGTCTAAGGCGATGAATGACCTCCCGCTTGAGGGGGCTGCGTTATGAGTTGCACAGCAGCCTGGAACCAGAAGGCGTTTCGCGGCCGGAACGACGACGGCAACGAAACCACCGCGACGTGGAAGGCCGCCCAAAACACGAACTTCCACTTCGCCAAGGACACCAACCTCCGCATTCGCCTGGAGATCCAAGAGACTGCCGCCTGCGCTGGTGCCAATAAAGTTTGGCAGCTCCAGTACAACCTCAATACCCTGGGCTGGAATAACGTCACCGGCACAAGTTCGGTAGTACGCTCTACCGCTTCGCCGAATCTTGCCGATGCGGCCAATCTTACCGACCAGCTTACAGTCGGTACGGGCACATTCGTTGGTGCGACCGGCTTCGACGAGGCCAATGGCCAGGCGGGCGGCTCCTCGATGGACGTCGCCGCGTCCGGGCACGCGGAGGCCGAGTTCTGCGTTCAGATCCGCTCGGCCGACGTGGCGTCGGGTGATACGATCCAATTGCGGGCCACTGACAACGGGACGGCTTTCGCGGCTTACGATCAGACCCCTACGGTTACGGTCAGTAGCGGTAACGTCACCGTCACACCGACGACGCTGGCTCTGACGACTGCGAGTTTCTCGCCCGTCATCCAATTGGTGGTCATACCTAGCACTAGCTCGCTAACGATTACCACGTTTGCCCCCACCGTCACAGTCAGCGGCAGCACCCTCGACAATGACCTCATCGCCTACTGGCCGCTCGACGAGGCATCCGGCAATGCTATTGATGCGCACGGGTCTAACGACCTAACAGATGTGTCATCAGTCGGGTCAGCCGCCGGCAAGGTTGGCAATGCCCGTGATTTTGAAGTTGGAACCGGAAATTATTTTGAGGGAGCCGACAACGCCGATTTATCGATAAGCAGCGACCAGGCATTTACGATTCAGGCGTGGGTGAACCTGGAATCTAAAGCTGACAGCATGGGTATTGTCAGCAAAACAACGGCTGGCTCCGAATATCTCTTGTATTACGACCTGGGAACTGATCGCTTTTACTTTTTCATCTGGGATGGGAGCGGCACGGCAACCAGCGTTGAGGCATCAAGCCTAGGCTCCCCATCTACAGCAACTTGGTATCACATCGTCGCCGGACATGACCCGGATAACAACAAGATTTTCATTCGCGTTAATGCCGGAACGCAGAATGAAACAGCAACGTCAACCGGCACCCGCGACCTAGATAGTGCTTTTCGGATTGGCCAATGGATTACGTTTGCGTGGGATGGGTTAATCGACGAAGTCGGCTTCTGGAAGCGAGTTCTGACTTCCGATGAGATAGCTGATCTTTATAACTCCGGGGATGGTCGAGATTACGACTACATCACCGGCGGTGGCGGCAACGTCATAGTCACACCCACGACAGCAACACTGTCGTTGACGACGTTCGCGCCCACAGTCTCGACACCGCGGGTCGCGACGCCTTCTACGCTGGCGCTCACGACGAGCACTTTTGCACCGACTGTTACAACTACCCAGCATGTGGTAGTGACGCCGAGTACGGCCGCGTTAGTGACGGAAGCATTCGCGCCCACGGTTACGGTCTCAAACCATCAGGTAGTGACCCCGACGACACTGGCGCTGGTAGTAAGCAGCTTCGCCCCAACGGTGACAGCTACCGGGCATATCGTTGTCACACCCGGTACGGCCGCATTAACGACGCAAGGCTTCGCCCCGACCGTATCGGCGACAGCCCACGTATTCGTGACGCCCAGTACCGCTGCGCTGGTAACACAGGGATTTGCGCCGACTGTCTCGACGGACAACAGCGTAACGGTAGAGCCCCCGACAGCAACGCTGGTAATTACGCTCTTTGCGCCTACGGTCACCGCTAGCGAAGATACGCCGCCAGTTATCCCGCCGGTGATCGACTTCGGGGGTGGCAGTCGGCAATATGGCGGAGGCGCTCGGAGCCGGCGATCACGACGCGGATTCTATCCTAGTGAGCTGGTGCATTATGCGACGGACAGGCCGCCGCTACCTGATCCTCCCAGGCCGCGGGCCAAATCGCCTGCTAAAGCGATACCTAAAGAGCCAGTCAGCCAAGACCGCGTATTTATTGCTCGCGACGAAGACGAGCTCTTGCTGCTAGTAGGGTTAATGTAATGCCTCCGATTGACGACCTCCGCGCCGCTGGCGAGAAAAACATGCAAGGCATTCTGGCCAAGCTCGATAAGAGGCACCGCGCGCGGGTACAAGCTCAGATCGAGCGCTACGGCCGCGTGCAGGATATCCCCGAGGAGTTCTGGACCGAACTACAACGAGAGATCGAGGACGAGCAGGTGGCCGCCGTAATGCTCTTGATCCTAGCCGCCGACGAGTGGACGACGGAGGAGGTCCGGCAGCAGGGCGTAACGAAGCGGCGCCGGGCGAGCCAAACCGACGCGGCATTATCGGCCGCTCAGCAGGTACAGCGGACCGCAGCCCAAACCGTCGACACGCTACGCAACCGCTTAGGTAGGAGGATCGAAGATGCTAAGGCCTCTGGACCTGGCGATGTTGGCGAGCTTACGGACGAAGGAATTGACCAAGCTCTGGATGATGTATTCACCCAAGACCGGCGGGCGACGATTGCGGCCGACCAGACGACTACGGCCTTCAGTACCGGTCAGCGAGACGCCGCAGAACGTATCGGAAGGGGCGGAATCACGAACGAAGCCGGGCAGCGAGTGACGTTGGAGCTAATCTGGCGCACTGAGCGAGATAATCGGGTCTGTCCCCGCTGCAGCCCGCTTGAAGGCCAGCCCGAATCCGTCTGGTCGCAGGTATTTCCCGAGGGGCCTGGGCCGACAGCTCATCCCAACTGTAGATGCTTCCTGCAGCCGCAGGTGATTGTGGAGGAAGATTCTTGAGTACCGTGGCCGACGAGCGAAAAATCCGCAACGGACGCAGGGCGATCAAGAAACGCTACCCCGCGCCAGCGTGCCCGGAGTGCAATTCCGACGATACGGAAGTTACTCATAGCGAAGAAAAGCTCAGGCGATTCCACTGCGTAGCCTGCAAGCATCGCTGGAAAAAAGAGCGTTCAGTCTGATATTGACTATCAAATAGGGGCCGCGATGGCTTAGGAAAGTCGGGTAAAGTTCAATTGTAGGCTACGGTCTACCCCCACAACCCTGTGCAGAGGGCTGCACCCCTTTGCGCAGGGTTTTTCGTGACGAAGCTCGTCGAAACAGTCTATCAGGAAGCGATCGACCGCGTCGATCCCCAGAGCGGCATTCTCTACGGCGTAAAGGTGCTCGGTGAATCGAGCCGCAATAAACGCCGTTACGCCAAAGACGCCATGCGGGAGGCGGTCTCGAAGTACGACGGAGTAAAAAGCTACGTCGATCATCCTGACCGCGAACGCTTGAGCGAAGATCGTAAGTTCTCGGCCTGGAGCGGGGTCTTCAAAAACCCGCGCTACGTCGAAGGCAAGGGCATCTATGCCGACCTGCACTTGCGGCAAAAAGGCGATTACTTCGAGGGCATCATCGAAGCCGCTCAGAAGTTCCCTACCGCGGTCGGCTTCTCGCACGTTGCCGAAGGCGAATCGCACCTGGACGGCGAGACAGAAATCGTCGAGTCGATCCGCGAGGTCTTTTCGGTAGACCTAGTTACCGATCCGGCCACTACCAAGGGCATGTACGAGTCCGTCCACAAGACGTTCAAGGCCCTCGTGATCGAATCACTTCCCGAATCACCCGAACGTCAGCAGCTCATCGAGATGGCTGGCGAGTACGGCATCGGCGAGATGTCGATGGGCGACGTGAGCGGCGACAAGCCGGTTGACCTGCCTAAAGAGGTTGTGTCGATGGCCAAGCTGCTAATCCAGATGCTCGGCGATGCCCTCAAGGCCAAGAGTACGCCACCTCCGGTAGCGCCGGCCCCTAACGCTAACCCCGATGCCCCAGCGGAAGACAACAACCCCGCCGAGGAAGACATGAGCGACGAAGACAAAGAAAAACTCGCAGCCTTTGAGAGCCTCTCGCGTGAGAACGCGGAGTTGAAAGCATCCAAGCTGCTGCTCGAATCCGGCCGGCAAGCTACGCCGGCGCGCATGAAGGCCCTGGCCAATTGTGAGAACGAAGACGAGCAGCGCGAGCTACTTGAATCGTGGCCAAAGCTGGAAGAGAACGGCCGACCGGCCCGCAGCCCGGCAGCGATCGAATCGACCTTCGACTTCCCGCGTGACAACCCAGAAAAATTTGCGGCGTTGCTCCGCTAACCCGCTTGCCATTTGGAGCCAATTAGATGGGTACCAAAATCCTGCAGTCGCCAGAACGCTACTTCAACCGCGACGAGGTCGCGATCTACGACGACTTTCAATGGTACGTCACGGCCCACTTGTGGACCGCTGCGGTAGCCGGGACCGGTACGGTGACCAACCCCGCCACCGCTGAGCACGTTATCCGGCTATTTTCGACGGCCGACAACGACGCTGCCGTCCTGGCGACGACCAATGAAATGTTCAAGTTCACGGCCAGCAAGGCGATGGCCTGCGAAGGGCATGTTCACATCGCTGGCCCGGTGAGCGACGTGACGCTCGTCTCCGCCGCCTTCGGCTGGGCCGACGCACTGGCGGCTACTTCGGTGGCGGACACCACGGGTGCGATTACCGCTACCGACGCCTGCCTGATCTACAAGATTACCGGTTCGGATCTGTGGCGGTTCCATACGGAAATCAACGGCACGGCCGTCGCCAGCATTTCGTCAACGGCATCCAGTGTCAGCACGAATCAAGTGCTTCGTATCGAGGTTCAGCCTCGCAGCTCAACGGTGCTTGAGGCGCGACCGTTCGTGGACGGCGTGCAGCTGAAGACGTCGGCCGGTGTGCCGATCAAGCACGATATCACGCTCGGTACGGCGACTGACCTCGACTTCGGCTGGGTGTTCAAAGGCCATCATGCGGACGATGCAATTTTGCTGTCCGACTACGTTTACGCGGCGCAGCATCGCGTGCGTTAATTTTCAGGAGTAGATAAAGACATGCAAGGCATCAAGATTGCCCGCCAATTGGAGCTTGCCAAGAAAAGCAAGACGTCGCGATTCCGCGAGCGGTTCAAGCTCTCGCATGGCCGCTACGTAATGTGCGAATCCCGCGACCAGTGGGATTGGTGGGAGCAATTCACCACCGGCCTCTCTAAGGGACACATCAAGCCGCACGAGTTTTCGATTGCCGACTTGTTCGAGTCGCTAGTCGAAGACGGCCGCGAGCTGCGACGGCTGTTCGACCCACGCAACGGCCCCAATAGCCTGCTGGCCGAAGCGGCCGGCGCGGTCACCTCGTCGGACTTTTCCAGCATCACCGGTCAGATTGTCTACACCATGTTGATGCAGGACTTGAAGCCGGAGGACTTCCCGTTTCAGCAGTCGATCCCCAGCCAAAGCACGCAGTTCTCTGGTGAGAAGATCGCCGGCATTGCGAATTTGGGAGACCTGGCG